CTTCGTAGTACCAAAGCTCGTATCGCTTCGCAGTACCAAAATTAATCATTCAACAATTGCCCATAGCATATTGAATTGATTATTTATACAAATTTCCTAGTATATTTGTAAAGAGTTTTGAAAACTCAGTTGACTTACTTACAGTCAAAATCCAAACAAAATGGGAGTTCTTAAAGATCCAACTCTTTGGGAATATTTCCCTATCAATAAGAAGGTCAAACCTTCTTTTGATACAAAATGTTCACTTCCTGAACAAACGCACAAATTGTGTGTACCTCTAGATGAGGCTACTGACAAGCTAATTACAACTCTGCTTGATAAGATGTTCCATCTAAAATTTGACAAATTTTTGTCATTGTTTGATATTATTTCAGACTTCCAAGAGCTTCTGCTCTCGATCCCAGTTCATAAAAGAAAACCTCTTTTATTTACTTTGCTTAATCTGACAACCAAGATTGAGTATTTGGATCAAATCCTTTTGTATGTAAAATATCTTGTGGATAGTGTTACTGTTGTTGACTACATAAAGCTCAATAACAATGCACGTACTCTGCGAAATATTTTGCGTGGAAATGGAAAGGTTGTACAAGATTTCCTCGACCATGTTAACGATTATAGACCTCCAGTTAATGTGGAAGAGGGAGAAGAACAGGGAATATACGATTACATCCCTGGTAGAGGCACCGTTGAAAATCTCAATAAATGTTTTACATCTATTGAGGAGACTGCTGCAGATGTAAAAACTGCTATAAATGAAACAACTTCAGTCTTACGTTCAATGGCTCCTGAAATTGAAGGTGCTGCCACGTCAGTATCTTCTATGCAAGAATTTGTACCCCATTTGATTGAAACCTTAAATTCAATTACAAAATTTACTAACGCTGGACATGAAACTCTCGGAAAACTTGAGAAGCATGCTGATAAAATAGTTACTGTTGAAACTTTTTCAGCAAGAATAAAACATAGTTGGCCTGCCATTCTTGCCTGTGCTACAGGAATCTCAACATCTGAATCAATGGCTGGCCTAATAACTCACGTAATTCCATTGCTCTCTATTCTCGGATTGGATACAGGACTAATTAATTATATCTCCGATTTCTTTTCTAAGAAGCCTCAAGAACAAAGTAATTTTACAAATACTAAGAAACTTATGGTTTTCCTTGCTTCTTTTCTTGGCAAATATTCTCCGGTTCCATTTATTGCAAAATTTACTACTAATTTGAATAATACTACAAAGGAAATGGAATCTCTCGATAAACTTGCTGATATTCTTGGTGACGTCCTGTCTGAATTTGGTTTTGATATTACTTCTAAGGCTAAAGCTATCACAGAACTTCGTAATGGAATGATTGAAATTATTGAGAAAACACCAAAGTTCGAAGCTTTGGTAGCTACTAAAAGTGTAGCTTTTGTTCGTGATGAGAATTTTAAAGATTTTATGAAATGTTATAATAAGATTCAGGAAATTAAGAAACAAGTAGATACTGGAGTTTATATGTCCATTAGAAATACTAATTTTTGTGCTGATTTGATGCAATTTAATACTCGTTATATTCGAATGAAAGCTGCTATTGATTATGTGCGTGCAACAAATGGACGTCGACAAGAACCTGTCGCTTTTCTTTTTCATGGACTTCCAAAATTAGGAAAAAGTCAACTTATGTGCCAAATTAAATCTCGAATAGGTAAAATTTACAAGAGTGAATATAGTAATAAGGATGATTATCTTTTTATGGATGACTTTGATGATTGGACCACATGGCAACAAAATACTACTGATGACTACCATCAGGGATATAATGGTCAAGAAATTCATGCTGTTGATGATTTGTTTAGTAGAGTAGATCACTTAGATCATAAGGATATGTTAAATTTTATATCTTGTGTTGTTTTTCCTACCCGTCAAGCTGAATTGAGTGAAAAAGGCAAACCGTATGTTTCTAAATTACTTCTAGCTTCTTCAAATATTTGGCCAACTTCCAGTACTACAATTAATTGTATTGATGCTTTACATCGTCGTTTTACTGTTATTCGCTTTACTAAAATTGCTGGTCAGAGTGTTCCTAAAGATGGTTTTGATAATGATTTTAAATGGTTAGATCTTGCAGAAACAGCAGGAGAAGTATACTCCTATAGAAAGAATACATCTACTAAGAAAGTTACGATTGATGATATCTGTAGACATATTATTGAAGCAATGAAGATCAAACATGATATGTTTCAAGCCGGTCTTGCAGCCGCTCAAGGAGATGATGAATATGGTCATTACATAGACATCATTCCCGGAGATGTTCCTGATACTTTAACAAAAGTATATCTTGAACAGGATTGGACCTCTTCTTGTGCAAAATATCGTCAAGATCGTAGTATTTATAGATTTATGCGTAAACTTAAAGTTAGAAATCCGTGTGAACCTGGTGATGAAGGATTATATTCCATTGCTGATCTTGCTGCTTATAATAATCTTTATAATGATTCTAGAACTATTTTGTATTGTTTGACTCAATCTGATTTTAATGATTCTGGCTTTGCTCTTATTGTTGAAGATGTAGATGGATCTTATCTTTTCCTTAATACCCTTACTGGAACCCTTCATCGTACCTATGAAAATTTTTCTATGCATTATATTGACCCCGATGTTGAACATGTCGATGATTTTGATGATTATTGTTTTACTGATAAAATGCATCTCTACTTCCTTACCCTTTACCATAAGATTTATGATTCTTTCAGACCCTTTATTAAAATGGTTTCCTTTATGGGTTGTATGGTTGCAGCGTGTGTAGCTCCTATTTCTTCTATAGTTATGAGTTTTATATCTATTCTTATGACTTATCTTAAGGTTAATGATGAAATATCAGATTTTTCTTATATGGTTTTCGAAACAATTAATGATTTATATAATATTTCTTATGCTATTCCTGTAATTTTAGGTATTGGAGCTTTTATTATTTATAAGTGTAAAACTTTTGTAATGACAGAAGCATGTACTAATTGTGCTTGTTCAGTAGAGAATTTCCAAGAAATTCAACAAAAATTTCATGAACAACATTGTTATTTTATGGTTCCTGGTGATCATATGGATGTATGTATCGAATTCCCGAAATTTGGTTCTTATTGTTTGAAAGATTACTGTGTAGCATGTAGTAAAGATGCTTGTGATGGTCAATGTTCCCATGCTCTCCCCGTAGAAGCAGTTGATCCCAGAAAATTAAAATATTATAAAAATTGGTTTGATTTACATGTCTGTACAGAATCAGAAATTACCCCAGATGTTGATGTCTTAAGTACTGCTGGAACAATCCTGACTTATCGTGAAGAAGAATCTCCAAAAGCTGAACGAATGGCAATACATAAAAGAACTCTTCGAGAAGAAGAATCTCCTAAAGCTGAACGAATGCCTAAAACTAAACGCTCTCTAAAACAAGAAGAGTCTCCAGAAGAGAATGTTAATAGACGACAATATCCTAATAACTGGCGTGTACCTCGTAGAGAAGAAGAAAGTTCAAGTAAATCTGCTAATAAACAGCAGAGTACTAATAACTGGCGTAAATCTAGTATGAATGAAGAACCCTATTATCAAGAAGAATCACCAAAAGCTGAACGAATTGCAAAGGTTAAGAGAACTTTAAACCAAGAAGGAAACATTGATTTACCTACTCCTGTTTTTATACCTCCCACAAAACTTCAAATTGCTGATTGGCTTGCTACTCCTCAAGAATTGTCTGAAGAATATGATTTTGGTGGACATAATCCTGGTTCAGAACATAAAGAAAAGATCAAAATTTCAAAAATTGTAGCCGGAGTTGAACAACATGCTTTAGATTGCGGTTCACGTGATCTTTTCTCAGCAGTAGTTAAAAATACTTTAAAATGTAAAAGAACAATTGGAACAAAATGTTATACCCTCCACGGACATCCCTTTGGAAAATATATAGCTACTCCAGCTCATCTTCATACTTCTGCTGATCCTAGTGCTACTTATTCGTTTGAAATTGTAATTAATGGAAAAATTGTAGATATTCCTATGACCCTAGTTGGTAAGAAAGATAATCGTGACGTAGCTGTATGGGAATTTGTAGATAAACATGTAACTTTTAATCAACGCTTTTATAATAACCTTATCTCTGATGATGAATATATTAAGTTTGCTAATGAAAAGATTTATGTCCTCCAGCATTTACCTATCCTTGGTCTGTGTCAACTTGTAACTGCATCTGCTGTTAATCATAAACAAATTTGTCTCCAAAAGACTGGAGTTAAAATGTATGAAAAACTATATGAAGTCCAAGCTACTTCTACTTTAGCTCCTGTAACCGCCGCTGGCGATTGTGGTGGAGTTTTGGTTGCATTTAATACTTCGATTAAAAAGAAGATTATTGGATTTCATGTAGTGGGAGCGGAAGATCGTGCTTTCTCTGCAATTGTAACCAAGGATTTGATAGACTCACTTATTCCAGTCATCGCAAAAGAAGAATTTTCAGAATTAGTTATTGAACAAAAATTTTCAAAATTTCCTATTGTAGACTTGATGAATCAGATACAAGATGTGGCAATCCCTACCTCGAACTTACCTAATGGCAATTTTGAGTACTTAGGTGAACTTACATATTTTGCTCGACCTGCTGCTTCAACTGGAATAATAAAACATCCTCTCCACGGTTCATTTGAAGTAAAACATGCACCTGCTCATTTATCAACAACTCAAGTACAAGACAAATCGACCCTTCGTCTTGATGCTCATGGACAACCAAATTTACTCATTACAAGAACTGAAAAATTCGGAAAAGTCTTTAAAAATACTATTGATCCTACAATTTTAGAATCAATGGAATCTGATTTAAGTCAATACTATATTGAACAATTTGAAGACAAGAATATTGGAATATCCTCTAATTATGAAATTCTTAATGGAAATCCCCTTGATACCGACTCCCATCCTCTAGATATGCGTACTTCTGCTGGCATTCCATGGGCACAAACTAGTAAAGGTCATGCTCACAAGAAAGAACATTTTATAAAATATCAACATGACACCGACGGAAATATTTATAGCGAATTTGATTTTGGAAATCCTGATACTGTAGAATTGTTCAAAAGTATAGAAGAAACTGAAAGACTTGCAAAACTTGGATTTAGAACCCTTTCAATTAATAAAGATTGTTTAAAAGATGAAGTTCGCCCACTCAATAAAGTAGATAAGCCTAGAGTTTTTAAGAATGTACCCTTTGATAAAGTTATCTTGCTCAAGAAATATCTCGGAAAATTTAAAACTGAATGGACAAAATTTCAAGGAACAATGTTTCACTCTGTGGGAATAAATTCAACCTCTCCTCAATGGGCAAAACTTTATAATGATCTAAAATTTAAAAGTAATCTCGGATGTGATGCTGACTTCGGAACCTTTGATGGAAACCTTCGACCAGAATTCATGGATATAGCCTGTAGGATTATTCGTAATACTATAGGTTCTAGAAATGGAAATGATCCGGAAATTGATAAGATTATAGAAATACTCTTGGATGAAAATGTAAGATCTATTTCTGTGTCTGCCTTTACTGTTTATATGGATGAACATGGAAATCCTTCGGGATCTCCTATGACAACTATTATGAACTGTATGGTCAATTTCTTGTATCACTGGTATTGTTTCATCAGAATTACTGGATATCAGGGACTGAATAAGTTCCTGGATGCAGTAACTCTCCGAGCCTTTGGTGATGATGTCATTTACACTGCCGATATTGCTCTTGGATATACTTTTGCAAATGTTTCCAAAATTATGATTGACGAACTCGAACAAGATTACACTGATGCAACTAAAAGTTTAGAAGGTGCAACGAAACCTATCGAAGAATTATCATTCCTTAAAAGAAAATTTAAAGTTATATCACCTAGCATTGTATTGTGCCCCATTGAAACGGATTCGATTGAAATGAGATTTAATTGGACTAATATCTCTCCTAATGATGTTATGACTCATAAAGAATTAATAGAAGAAGGCTTATTAGAAGCTGTAATGCATGGAACTGAATATTTCAATAAATTTGCAAAAGCTTTACAGAGGGGTATCCGTAATTGTCAACTTAAGCAGGATATTCGTGGATTTTATCCAAAATATTCTGATTACTACCAATACCTAATGAATAGATATCAGTAAAACGTTGTTGGCCCCCTGTGAAAAATTAATACTAAAGATTATCATGGATTCTTCAATGAAAACAGTTAATTCAGGTACTAAGTACCACAACCAAACCGATACCCTTGTAAACGAACTTCCTTCGAATACTTCTCGTACCCTATCCCATTCTCAGTTGATTCATACAACAGAATCAGCTATCTCAAATCAAGCTATCGATGTTTCATTACCTCCTGGTGCCATTGATGCTCGTTTCGTGCGAACATTAATGACACCATCTGGGATGAAGCCAGTAATAATCCTTACTGACGAAGATATAGATCTAGATGTCCAACATGATTATGTTCCTGGAGTTTGTCTCCCAGAACAGGGTCATGTATGGTCAGATAGATTTGAATCTGCGTCAGAGGGTGGAGAACCCGCAATTTCAGAATCAGTTGCGTTTTCCCAAAGAACTGGATATTATATGTTACCTTTTAAGTATTATAATTCCCATGTTTTAGTTAGATTGATTTGTAAACCCGCTTTTTCCCAAGCTCAATCTTATTGGGTTTCTAGATCGTTTGACGCTTTAGCTTTTGGTAATAATCGACATATTAATGAAATTGGCTTTAATTGGTTACCCTCGCTTGCTAACGAAATTTTTGTGCTTATGCCTTGGTCTGATCCTAATTATATAGTAGAAACAGATGCAGACCCAGCTGAAACTTTTGGTTATTTAAATGTTAGAAATCTTACTAACCTTGTTACATCAACAGGAAATGATGTACCATTATCTATTTCATATTATTTTGCACCCTATAAAATGTATACTTATGTTCCTCAACCTGTTACTACAACACCTCCGACTTTATTATCTGGATCTATAACTATTCTACCTCAAGATGCTAATATCCCAGTCGGAACAACAGTTAGAGGTGATATAGAAATTTTCGAACCAACCTATTTAATATTAAGAACTTATTCATTACAAGTACCAGCTTTACCAACTTCAGAAGTTGGTGCAATACTTGTCGATTCCACTATGATTGGTGAATTTGGTTATTATTCTAGTAGTTCTGGTACTAACTTAGGAAATGCTAGAATTTCTCCCGTATTATTTCAACCCGGCACTTATCCTGTTGCTACTACTGCTACTTTAGCAGGAACTGCTTATCAAGATGAGGTTGCAATTAATTGGATTAATATAACAGGTCAAATTCCTACCTATACCCCTCTTGCTACCGGAACTCTACAAATAGATTCATCTCCTCAAACTAAAGAAATTCAGAGGGGTGAATCTTCACATACTATAGTTTTTAATTCTGTACCTGATCATATAGATCTTAATATTGAAGATGCTTCAATGTTTAAAAATATGGCTCAAATTGCCAAACATACTGTAGTTTACGAAAATTTACCAACCCATATAGAACTTAATCCTAAAATTACTAACCCAATTTCCCAAGTTTGTAATGGCTTTAATATGTTGACACCAAAATTTAAAACTAGTTTTAGTACTTGTGTAGTTTCACAGAGCCCTGATCTTGTAATGTATACTCTATATCATGAAAATGATGTAGTGTTTGCGACGTTTGCAAAATCAAAGGCTCTTGCTAAGTTAAGTGGTTATAAAGCAATCCTTGACTACTACGTTAAGCGTAGCAAAAGACAGGAATGTGTTGATGACCTATTAACTTTTGGTACTGAACAAATATTCGAATATCAATATAATTCTAATTCTGAAAAAGCTAAAGAAACGTACGGAAAAATGTACGATAATAATCCTAGAGAAGATCATCATAATATGTTCCTTCAGGAACTTGAAATTTCAGCAACAAATAAATATGTACCATTTAATTTTAATTTAGATTTATCAGTCGTTGCAGCAACATACCCATATGTTAATACTAGAGAATATCTTAGACATTATCTTAAATCACATATGCCAGTTATTACAATTAAATCAAACAAAAATCCTTTCTCAAATTTACTTTGTAGGCTTGTACAGGGAACCTATTCTAGCTATGAAGATGTTATGCAACTTCCTGGTTCAGAGTGGGATCCTACCCGTACAAATTTGCAAGTACAACCCTATTGGAAAGACCCAACCCCTGCCGTAACACAAATCGTAATACCTTTTACCCTTGTAATACTTTCAGGTCAAATTGACGTATCCGGAATGCAACTCCTTATATTCTTTAATACATCTACATTAAATTACCATCATAAAATAGATTATGATCCCAGCCAACCAGCTGTTGTATCAGAACTCACTTCAGTTCTTAACGAACTGGGTATGTGCAGTAAATGTTCAACAGCTCCTTGTCAATGTTCCAAACCAATTCCATCAGGTAATGGACGAACCCCTCATATTTTTCGACGAAAACCTAGAATTATAGAGGGTGTTACTCAGGGAATTGAATCTGAAACAATCACCGAACAAGTAGAAAATCAATCACTCGACACACGTTCACCACAAAAACTCGATGGAGTAACCATGGAAACATCCCGAATTCATGATACTCTAGAAACAGGAAAAACTCAAATTGAAAAAGATTATCATTTTGTAGGCGCAATTTCAACACCTTTGTCCTTAGATTTAAGATTTATTGCTATTCCTATTTCCCATAATGCCTTTGGTAAAATGGAGGTTACTTCTGCTAAGAAATACCGTTACTGGCAGGGCGAACCAACTTTTAAAGTTACTTTAACAGCTAGTTCTGTCCTTCCCGGTATTGTATATCTTGCACAAGTGCCTCCCGACTTTGATCTCACATCGCTCAAAGCCGAATCAGCTCTTAGGATGTATTCCTCAACACAAGAAGTGTTTTGGAATTCATCTGTAGAGTTGCCTATCAAATGGTATGACCCTATCCGTCAAAAGATAGTAGACTATACTATAGATCCAGCACCTCCCCAACTTGGGTACATCGTCCTGGCTTTTCCGACCCCAACAGGATCAACTTTTGGATCAGGAGATCAAAATATCAAAATTACTGTTCATTGTGACACTTCTAATATTGGCTATTCCCGTCCCTCCTACTCTTATCCGAATTTTGACTACCCCGGATTACAATTCACCGTTTACACCAGTTAATTATAAATAGTTAGTCTTCAGTTCTGGACCATAAATGTTTTCCAGATACTGAAACACCCACTCTAATACCCTAGCGTTTTAGAATAAGATTGTAAAACTTATAACAGTTTTCACATCCCAAGTGGGTGTGTTGTTCCTGTTATAAAAGTGTGTGTTTCATTTTTAGTTTTAGTTAGCTCCTCGCTTCTGAGGATCCAGCTTTCATTATCCTAACTTTTTACTAAAACCCATATATCGACTGCCGTATCGCTTACGTTACCATTTAGATGCGACAGAACCTTTGTGTTTGAACTTATTATTAAGGATTTTACTAACCTAATTATAACCGTATAAACTAAC